TGATGTAGATACCAGCAAGGTTTCAGACATGGATTTGACTGGCGGAGCAAGATCGCCCGCTGTGCCAATGGGTGACATGAAAGACACTGAGTTTGGTGACTTGGCTGGTGCTCAAGATGCGGCTCAAAGCCGTGCAGTGATGGATCAGTTTAACCAGAACGAAAAAGCAAGGACTCCTAGCAAGGGCAGCCTAAAGACTGTAAAGAACGCAGTCAGAAGCGGCGCTATGGACACAGCAGGCTTTGAAGGTGTTGGATCATCTATGTCCAAAAAGGGCGGATTTGATAACGGCATTGCTAGAGAAGCCGAAAGAATGCAAAACCTTCGCAGTGAGTTTGGCAAGAAGAACCGTTCATCTACTGATGACAGCCCATCTTTCCAAGACCGCATGGCAAGAGAGTATCTTGACAAGAAGAAGGCTGGTGACAGACAGGCCGCAATGGAGCGTGGCAACCTAAAGGGTGGCGGCAAAGTTATCAAAATGGCTAAGGGTGGTATGACTCGTTCATCTGCATCTAGCCGTGGTGACGGTATTGCTACTAAGGGTAAAACCCGTGGAAAGATGTGCTAAATGATGTCAAGTCGCGGTATGGGCGCTATTAGCCCTTCCAAGATGCCCAAGGGAACTAAAAAAGCCCGCAGGGATGACACCGACTTTACTCAGTACGCTGAGGGTGGGAAAGTTAACGCTGCTGGTAATTACACTAAACCAAGTCTGCGCAAGCGGATTGTGTCTCAAGTAAAAGCCGCAGCAACTCAGGGTACAGGTGCAGGACAATGGTCAGCACGTAAAGCCCAACTTGTAGCAAAGAAGTACAAGGCAGCAGGCGGGGGTTATAGAGATTGAAAGCGCCACAGCAATCCCTTAAAAACTGGGGCGACCAGAAATGGCGTACCAAGTCGGGGAAACCTTCTTCCAAAACGGGAGAGCGTTATTTGCCAGAGGCGGCAATTAAGTCTTTAAGCGCGGCGGAGTATGCGGCAACCACCCGTGCAAAGCGTGCGGGTAAAGCCAAAGGCAAACAGTTTGTGGCTCAACCCAAAGGTATAGCAAAGAAAACAGCAGGCTTTAGATAATGGCAAACACTTCCGGTTTAACAGCGTTTAACCTTGACCTCACCGAACTGGTTGAGGAAGCGTTTGAACGCGCCGGTAGTGAACTACGCACTGGCTATGACATGCGCACCGCCAGACGCAGTTTAAACATCATGTTTGCCGACTGGGCAAACCGTGGCATTAACCTGTGGACAATTGAACAGGGAAGCATCAACCTAGTCCAAGGCCAGAACACCTACCCACTGCCTAACGACACCATAGACCTGCTGGAGCATGTCATACGCACTGGTGGTAATGAGGCCTCAACACAGGCAGACCTGACGATCACGCGGATCAGCGTAAGCACTTACGCAACCATCCCTAACAAGATTCAACAGGCCAGACCCATCCAGATTTGGATTCAACGCTATAACGGGCAGACCACACCGGTTGCTTGTACGCTAACAACCACAATCACAAGTACATCCACAACCATTGTGGTAGACGACGTTACGGGTTTACCCGCAGCAGGCTTTATCAAGATTGATAACGAGATTATCAATTACGGGTACATCACTCAAAATACAAACGCTGTATCAGGAACGCTATACAACTGCTTCCGTGGTCAGCAAAACACCATAGCCGCTGCGCACAATGCGGCAGCAACCGTGTATTGGCAGCAAGTGCCTGCTGTTACCGTCTGGCCTACACCCGACAACGCACAGCAATATACGCTGTACTACTGGCGTCTGCGCAGAACACAGGACGCAGGCGGTGGCGTAAACATTATGGACGTTCCTTTCCGTTTCATACCCTGTATGGCGGCTGGCTTGTCTTATTACATTGCTGGAAAGGTGCCAACCGGAATGGAGCGCCTTCCTGTTCTAAAACAACAATATGACGAGGCATGGGAGTTAGCCGCTTATGAAGACCATGAGAAGGCAGCCCTGCGCTTAGTTCCTAGACAGACCTACATTGGGAGGTAGTCTTGGGTAATCGGTTTGCATCCGGCAAGAACGCAATTGCGGAATGTGACCGCTGTGGGTTTCGGTTTAAGTTGAAGGTGTTGAAGACGGAGATCATCAAGTTAAAGAGATACGACTTGTTGGTATGTCCTCAGTGCTGGGACCCAGACCATCCCCAGTTGCAGTTGGGCATGTTTCCTGTGGATGATCCTCAGGCTCTGCGTAACCCCCGACCAGATCGGAGTTACGTAGTATCAGGAACAAGTGGGTTGCAAACGGATGTCAACGGTGGCACAACACAAAGTGGCACTGGGACAAACGAAGGGGGCAGCAGAATCTTTCAATGGGGCTGGAATCCTGTTGGTGGGGCAAGCAGTTTTGATGCATCTTTAACGCCAAATAACTTGGCCTTATCGGTGCAATTGGGTACAGTAACGGTTAGCGTAACTTAGGAGCTAAAAATGGATAAAGCAGATTTAAAACAAGACAAAAAAATGATTGCTAGTGCAGTGCATAAGCATGAAAAAAGGTTACATCAAGGCATGGCTCCAACCAAGTTTAAAAACGGTGGAGTAGCCGGCGTGTCTGGAGAAGCAATGAAAGCGGTAGGCCGCAACATGGCACGTGCAAACAACCAAAGAGGTCGTTAATATGGCTAAATTTAGTATGAAACAAGGTGGCAAAGAAGTTGGCCCAGCCAGCGTCTATGCTAAACCACACACCATGTCTGGCAAAGCCTCAGGCTCAGACATTGCGTACAAAAAAGACCCTAACAACATGTCTGCCGAGCAGTCTACCCCCGGTGGTATGCCGTCTAAGCGAGTGAGTGCTGGCAACCCAGCAAACACCAACACTAAGACTACCGGCATCAAGATGCGTGGTACAGGTGCGGCGACTAAAGGCGTGATGTCACGCGGACCGATGGCATGACCTATACGGAATTAATAACAGCGATTCAAACGTATACAGAAAATACGTTTCCCGCCACCACCTTGGCGGATAGCACAGTTGTGTCTTCAACGACGCAATTGAATCGCTTTATTACTCAGGCTGAACAGCGTATATACAACTCTGTTCAGTTTCCGTCTTTGCGCAAGAACGTGACAGGTAGCGTGACTTCCGGCAATAAGTACTTATCTGCCCCCGAAGATTACTTGGCTACCTACTCTCTGGCTGTGATTGATGCCACAGGAAACTATGAGTACCTGCTAAACAAGGATGTGAACTTCATCCGTCAGGCGTATCCCAATCCAACCACGGACACAGGCCTTCCTAGATACTACGCACTGTTTGGTCCAACTGTTAACACCAGCACAATTACCAATGAACTCTCTTTCATTGTGGGACCGACGCCTGATGCGTCTTATTCTGTGGAACTGCATTACTACTATTACCCCGTGTCAATCACTGTTGCAGCCTCTGGTCAGACTTGGCTGGGCGATAACTTTGACACAGTCCTCTTGTATGGCTCACTTGTTGAAGCGTATACCTACATGAAGGGCGAGGCAGACATGATTGGCTTGTACGACACCAAGTACAAGGAAGCACTCGCATTGGCTAAACGCCTTGGAGATGGAATGGAGCGTCAGGATGCTTATCGTTCTGGTCAATTTAGGCAGGCGGTGACTTGATGGCTTTTACGGGTAACTTCACCACCAATACATTTTTAATTGGACTGCTAGACGGTGCATTTGATTTTGGTACTGGTACTTCTCAGGTATATAAGATTGCCTTGTACACCAACGCTGCCACGCTAGATGCGACCACCACAGCCTACACAAGCACAGGCGAAACCTCTGGCGGTAACTATGCGGCTGGTGGGCAGGTGTTAGCCGTATCTCAAGTTCCAACAATTGGAAACCAAACAGGCGCGGCAACCGCGTATCTGTCTTTTACAAACGCTGCATGGACAGGTGCAATCACCGCAAGAGGTGCGTTGATTTACTTGGCTAATGGCACAACAAACCCCGCCGTATGCGTGCTGGATTTTGGCTCAGACAAGTCCAGTGCTAATACATTCACCGTACAATTCCCGGCAGTCACTAACACGTCTGCAATCATCCGCATCTCATAGGAGAAACCATGCATAAAGAACAATCCGGTTTTGGCGATAACGC